TTTGTTATTCCATTATTAGTTTTTTAATTGATATTGAGCCGTCAATATTAGTTTCAAGTTCAGCCAAAGATTTTATACATTGATAAGAAACTTTTGATTTACTGTCTAACTCACGCATAGCGTAACGCTTCCCTTTAAGGCAATCGCTTAATGAGTTTTGTATTCTTGCTTCTTTAATTTCTGAATTTATCATCATTAATAAAGCGATGACTACTTGCTCCATTAATGGCTCCCGTTATCTCTTATTTTATCTTTAAGAATTTCAATCGTCTTTTTCATTTCTTCAATATCTTTCATAGCTCTCTTAAGGTTCACATTATTATTTCTCATACTCTGCATTTCATCGTCTGTATTATCCTGAGATGTACTTAACATTTCCAGAATTAGAAATTGTTCTTGATCCACAATTTTTTGATCTGATTTAGTAATTAAATCTGCCTCCATAATATGTCTGGAGTTTTCAAGACTTACTAACCTAGCCGTAATCTCGGTGTAAGCGAATATGCCAAAAGCCGTGGCTGCCAATAATGCTAAAAGGTTACGAACTGGGAGAGAAATATTTGTGTTATCGTTAATCTTCATCTTCCTTGACCCCTATATTTTTTTTTTGTAGATTTTTTATTAGGAGATTTGCTGTGCCTACCTGGTCTTTTTCTAGGTTTTTCTTTAATGTAATTACTTACACCAAACAAAGGTTTCTTCTTAGCCATTAGAAAAAATCTTTTTAATCTTATCTATTAACCCTGGTTTAGTTTCTTGTTTTAAAACCAAAGGTAAATAACCATCAGCTATTTCTTTGCCAGACTTACCTTGTTCTTCTTCTGTCTTTTTACTTCTTGAATCTATTTTGTTGGGTCTAAACTTATCTACCAATACATAACGATAAACATAGTTATCGCATCTCACACCATCAAACTGAAAGTGTAAAGTATCTGGTGGATCTTGATATTGTGAACCAAAACATTTAGGATCAAAGTCTGATTTAGTTACTGTCATTTTTTACCTTTAAATATTTGAGTTCCCTTTATGCCATAGACACTCGCCACGACAAGAATCCATAAATTTGTAAACCAGCTTGGCAGTTGTTGGAACTGTTCAAAGAACTCTTGAATTTTTGCAGATGCTGCTGGGTCATCAGAAAATACACCATATGCCAGAACTAGGATTGGCAATGTGAGTATAATTAAAATTGCCTCATCCTTGTAGTCTGATTGTCTAGCTTCTAATAATTTGCCTTGATACGCAGTTTCCCCACGAGCCATCTTAGTAGCCGCCATGTGCTGTGCATCAGCCATAGCCATTTTAGTTTCTTGTTTCTTTTTGTATATATGCGTTCCAGCATTTAACGCTAATTTAATTGCACTTAACCACATATTATTTATTTGAACTCCTTATTTTAGCAGCAGACTTCTCACACCTACCAGGTGTTTGCTTATGCCATCTGCTATCTATCATTTCATCGGCAGCTTTTTCCATATCGCCATCTCTCATAGCTTGCCAAAACTTTTTAAATTTTGAAAACCTTGGTCCACCAAGTTGATACACGCATTCAATAATTACGCATTTTTGAATATGATTAACTTCTATATCGCCAATTAATTTCTCAGCACTCTGTAAAGCAATATTAAAATCTTTATTAAAACACCTCTCAGCATCTTCAATGGAATAATTAACACCTTCAACATAATCATCGGTATCCAAAACCATATGACCCCAAAAAATAGTAGGAATACCCAAGCTATCCCTGTAAATATGATCGACAAACCCTTCGTGTTCTTTAATGCTGTCTTTGAGTTCAGTATAATCTGCCATAATTCTTCAATCCTTTTGTGGGTTAAAATTAATAATTTTAACACCTAGTCTTTTTTGTTCCCCAGTTTTTGGTCTATTAATCTTAGACCCGTCTTTGCGGTAGTTTCTTGTTTTGACATCATAAGCTACATACTCCCCCGTTTTTATATTCAAAGTTAATATATCTACTGGACCAGCTCCTATTGGTTTAAAGACAATTAAGTTTGGATCTTTTGCAAATTTAGCAGCAGCTAATAGTTCATTAGATAAACCTTTAGCAGCTGTAATTCTATTTCGTAAAGAAGTAGAAGATTGAGCCAAGTAAGCCTCCAACAAAAATTATTATTGCGGCAGCACCTTTTCCTCTATCCATTGAGGTTTTTAAACTTTTAATATCTTTCTTCATTTCGTCTATTGCTTTAAATAAAGTTTTCATCCTCTCTGCACAAACCTTTTCGTGGTAGGATATTCTTATTCCATTATGATCTTCAACATTTGAAATTTGTGATTTTCTTTTTTTATGTTTCATAACTACTCTTGCAAGTGAACCTAATGAATATCTTATGTTCATTAGTATCCGCTTTTCCTATTTCAGTTTGTTTTTTTATTGCCTCTTTATAACCAGCTTGTAAGCAATCATAGTAGCTGTTATAAGCAGTTGGCATTTGATGTGGAGTTAAACAATCTCCTTGAACTGCGCTACATATAATCATAATTAGTAGCACCTTCATAGTGTACCCCTCTTAACTGTTTGTGTTTGAATTTATGGTTTTGTTGGATAAGTTTTATTATTTACTTTATCAACAGTATCTAAACCATCTGGTAAGTCTCTTAAATCTTGTCTGTATGTTTTCATATTATCAGACATAGTTACATCTGATAAAGCATAATAATCTGTAGCACTTAAAAGACTATTTCTTCTTGATCTCATTGCCGCCAATGCTCTATCTAATGCTTTATTATTCCAAGCTGTTTCAGCATTATCAGCAGCCGTTTCTTCTTCTGCTGTAAAGTTTACTTTTACTCCATTGATTAAATGATGTCTTGCCATGTTTTCCTCCTTAATTTATGAAATTCCATATAATGAAATTGTGCCAGAATCAATATCTCCTGATCCCATTTTAAATTGAACTCTTGTTATAGCTGTCGTTGTGTTAAAATATCCAGCAGCATAACTACTTGAAGAATGAGTACCATTGGTTGGTGAATTGCTTACAGCAATAAAATGTTTAACAAAAGTTGTATTGCTAGGAGCATATAAATTTAAAGTTCCAGCAACACATTCATCATTTGCATTTCCAGCATCTACAGTTATAAGTTGAAACCCAGTACTTTGTGCTAAATCTCTGCCAGTAGAATATGCAAGAGATGCAGCAGTACCATCTTCTTTATGTTGTGCTAAAAAAACTGTACTTGTTATAGTTTGATTATAACTTGTATTTGTTCCAGTATCTGCTTGAAATGCCAAAGATTGACCATCTGTAGCTGGATGTATATCTATAAACTTAAATACATACTCATCATAGGTACTATCAATTCCACTTGTAAAAGAAATTGTAGCTGAACTTGACGCAGTTTGAGTTTGTATTAAATTCCATGTTCCACCACCACCAGAACTAGCTTTAATTAATCCTGTGTTTCTTACTGAATTTTGTGCTAATATTCCACTCATTAACTATCCTTAATTCCATAAAGTTTAATTGTTCCAGAATCTATATTGCCACTACCCATTTTAAATTGAATAGCTGTAATAGCTGCTGTGGTATTAAAATAACCTGAAACAAAATTTTCTTCGCAATATACATCACTATCATTTGTTGGGTGAACATTTGTGCTTATAAAATGTTTTACGAATGTTGTAGAAGATGGATTAAATAACCACATTTCTCCAGACATAGATTCATCATTATCTGTTCCAATTTGTGCTGCTGGTTGAAAAACTTGAAATCCTGTTCCATTTGCTAAATCTCCACTTGTTACATAATTAACACCAGTTGAGCCACCATCATCTTCTCTATGAAAAGCATAAAAAGCAGTTGTAGTTTTTGATATATCGTAAGAATGACTTGATGTATCGTCAGAACCATTAAAACTAAGTTCACTTGATGCAGATGGATGAATATTTATAAACTTAAATAAATAAATAGGATATGTGCTATCCAAGACTACATCTGATGTTCCATTAACAAAACTAATAGTAGAACTTGAAGATGCTGTTTGAGATTTAATTAAATTCCATACACTAGCACCACCACTTGCGGCTTTAATTAAACCTGATGTTCTTGCTACATTATCTGAAATTATACCTGTCATGTTGATAACCCATATAAACAAATATCTCCAGCGTCTATGTTGCCTGATGACATTTGAAATTGAACAGCATCAATTGCTGAAGTAGTATTTCCATAACCCGCTACGTAATAGTTGGTAGAATAATCTTGAAATTGAGTAGCATTAAAAGTAGCCATATAATGTTTAACAAAAGTAGTTGATGATGGATTAAATAAATGTAAATACCCAGCAGTTGATCCATCATTATCATTACTTAAACTATTAGAAATTGCTACTGCACCAGTACCTTGTGCCATATCTAAAGATGCTTGATAAGCTACACCAGCTTCTCCATCATTTTCCATGTGAAAAGCTTGAAAATTTGTTGTAGTTTTAGTAACATTATAATTACTTCCACTATCTACACTAAAATTTATTTGTAAATGTACTGCATCAGTTGCTGGATGAATATCTTTAAAAGTAAAACAATATTCTTTGTAAGTAGAATCTATGCCGCTAGTAAAATCAATAGTCGCAGAACTAGAAGCGGTTTGTTTTGCTATAAAATTCCACGCACCTCCACCCTCTGGTGCTTTTACTAAGCCAGATCCATCAAGAATATTTTGTGCAATAATCCCACTCACAAAATTACCTCGTTTGATCTAAATAGCTTACAACTATATCTACATTAGCTGATGATGCAGTTATTGCGCATAAATGATCTTCATCTTCAATAACGAACTTAGTTGTTAATTCAAATGTTTCATTTGCACCAATAGCTTGATCTGATAATAATTCATAATCAGTTCCGCCACCACCATCGTCAATGTAAAGATCAACTGTTTCAGCAGCACCCGCAGTTTCAGTAATAAAAATAGAAAGAATGGTATATGTATGTCCATTCACTCCATTTAATAATACAGATTCTGAGTTTGAAACCGCAGCTGTATGAGAAACTTTTAATACTTCACTTGCCATATTTACCTTCTCCTATTATTTATTTTTAAAACCCAAATATTAATGATTTGCCTGTAGATGATAGGGATGAGTTCATTGAACCTTTAACATCTACAACTCCTGTACCATTTGGTGTTAGAGTAATAGCTCCATTAGCAGCATCAGTAATAGTTATATTTCCAGAATTGCTATCTGTATTAGTTGATAATTTTAAATCATACGCACCATTAGATGATATATGACCGACTTCTGAACCACCGCCTATGCTAACTAAATCTGTTTTAAGAACTACATTTCCAGTTCCATTTGGATTAATATCTACATCAGCGTTTGATGCTGAAGTAATATCGTTTCCATTAATATCTAAATTTCCACCAAGTTGCGGAGAAGTATCATCAACTACATCCGACATATCTCCAGTACCATCAGCTCCAGAAGGTGTAAAGTGAACTCCTACTCCATCAGTATTTGAAAAAGAACCATTAGAAACAAGGTGAGTTACTGGAACTTTTGTATAACCAGAAGCATCCGTTACAGCACCAGAAACTTTAAAAATTGCATAAGTAGATGCAGTTCCTTCTTTAGTAACAGTAATTATTCCTCTAGCGTTAGAATTTGAAATATCATCCCAAGATTGAACGTAACCAGAAATATCAGCAGAGGCATCGTCTGCATCATCTACATATAAAATTGAAACTGAACCAACAGTACCATTATTAAAAGCAATTTTTCCAGAACCTGGATCAGCATCTGAAGTAGAGTTACTCCAAGTCATAGAAAGCTGCGAGTTAGTTCCCGATGCTCCCGTACTTCCAGTTGACCCAGTACTTCCCGTACTTCCCGTAGACCCTGTATCACCTTTTAATCCTGTTCTTGTAAAGTGAACTGATAATTCGTCAGCAGCACTAAATGTATTGTTACTTGCTAAATGAGCAACTGTAATTTTGTTATAACCGCTTTCATCTGAAACAGCCGCAGTTACTTTAAATCTTGCATAAGTTGAGCTATCATTAATATCTACAATGTGAATAAATCCTTTAATAGTTGAAGTTGAAGATCCCCAAGTTGCAGTATCTGTTTGTGTTGCTGCTCCATTAGCATCAGCATCATCAATATAAATTTCTGTAGCAGATGCGTAAGTTCCGTTGTTAAATGCTATTTCTCCAGCACCAGGATCAGCGTCAGATGTTCCAGTATCAAATTTATAATAGTAACCAGGTATTGCTCCATCTTCTCCAGATGAAGTAAAAGCCACCCAACACTTATCGGCATCGGTAAAAGTACCAGCACTATCAATATGTACTAAAGTAACTTTTGTATATCCAGATGCGTCTGTAACTGCACCACTAACTTTAAATACAATCCATGTATCTAAACTTTGTGCTTTTGAAATTCTTATTCTTCCTCTGTTAGTATCATTACCAGCAACATCATCCCAACTTTGAACCCATGCGCTAATGTCTGTGCCGTTATATTCAAGATCATCAAAATATCCAATCGTTGCACTAGAAGGTGTTGAGTTATTTAATCTAAATTTACCAGCTCCAGGATCTGCATCGGCAGTTGTTGTAGAATAAGTAAACATTGCACTATCTCCACCAGCTGGTAAGAAATCAGCAACAGTTTGAAGTACGTTACCCGTGCTATCAAATCCTAAAGTTTTAGATGCTCTTGTTGCAGCATCTTCTGTAAATTCTGGTGTAGTAATAGTAGCAGTTCTTGATACTTTAAATGAACGATCTAATTGTTCTTGCAGCTCTTGTGTCTGCATATTAAGTTTATCTAAAGCGTCTTCATGCGTTTCAGCTGGAAACGGATCGTTTGCTACATAATCTGTTTCTTGTGTTAAAGCAGTATTACGTCTTATAACTAAAGTTGTACCCGATGCTGGAGCCGTAACCATAGTTACAGTTCCACCGCTAGCTCCGTTATCAGCAATACCATAATTAGTTGAACCAGTACCTTCAGATTTAACTGTCTCAGTTCCAGTAGACGATCTTTCAATTACTGTAATTTCAGATGTAGTGTTAATAGGAAATGTATAAGCAAAAGCCGTAGTTGATCCATTACCCGAATAACTGTTCTTAATTGTTGTTGTTGTTACTGTCATAATTTTTATAAATTGTTGTAAGAAATGTATTTTGTAGGCGTTATAATCCTACTATATGTTTCTCTATATTTAAAAATGTCTATACTGTCTATCCTTTTTTTATGGTATTAAATCGCCTGGAGACCACCAATATTCTTGTCCAGTACGGCTTTTTAATGCCTTTGTTTTTCTTCTTTCGTCTTTGTGAAAATTTGGGTTTATCAGTTGTTCAAGTGTGTCTATAATTAATCTTTCATAAGCTAATCTTAAATACCAAACTGTTGAACCAGGCGTATATCTTTGAACAAAACCCGCAAATTCTTTACCAGCATTTGTTTTTTCTCCCATACCTAATTGTATAAGATTACCAACAGTTAAATTAAAAGCATCCTCTAAAAAAGTAACTACGGGTCCAGCAATAGTTTTTGCCATAGATGCGCCATATCTACTTTTATCTTGAAATAAAAAATCTCCAAATATTCCTAAACCACCACCATAAACTAAAGCATTTAACCAATATCTAGCTCCCATATCTTCTGGTTTAGTCATTGTTTTACCAGCAGCCATTTGCTTTAATTCATAAGATAAAGCTCCCATAATTCCACCAGTTATAAACATAGGTACTAAATATTTTGCTTTACCTCTTATACCAGTTTGTGAAAAACCTCTGGCTAAATGAGTATAACCTAATGTTATTGCAAAATTTTTATACATTAAAGCAGAGTTTAACAATTCTCCTTGAACAGTTCCTGGTTGAGTTCTACCAGCAGCTATAGTTCTACCTCTTGCAGATGACGATGGAATAGCAAAATTAGTTTCCATATAAATAAAATTTAATAATTTTGTAACTAAAACATCTTTTAATTCTTCAGAAATATCTGCTCTTGCGTGAATATCATCGGGTCTTAATATAATTACTTCGCCTTTTGCAATAGTAGGTTCATCAACAGCTGCATCATAAGGTTTTGTTTTTCTTATTATTTCCCAATCATTTTCATTAATACCATATCTTTTTAATTGTTTTTGTAAATTAGGATCTAATTTACTAAACACTTTGCTGCTTTCATCTGCAAATGTACCCATAACAGACATACCAAAACCCCATTTGCCAGATTGAGTTAAAACAGATAATCCAGAACCTCTTAAAACAGCATCAGAAGTTCTTTTAGCAAACATTGGTGCATCTATTTCGTTTAAATATCTTGCTTGTACTCCAGCAATGGTACTCCAATGTTCTGCAATTAAACCACTTCTTATTGCAATTCTACTTCTTGCTTTGTTAGATTTTACTCCATCTTTTAATAATTTAAGAGTTTCAATATTAGCTTTTTGAGATTTTAAACCATTAAATTTAGATGTTATACGAGACCAGTTAAAATCTGAAAGAGCCATAACTGCTGCTCCTCCTAATTGTGTAGAAGTTAAAAATTGTCTCAATGCTGCAAAAGTTCTACCAAAAAAACCATCTACGGGTCTATGTAAAGTTCCTTTGTGATAAGCATATAAATTGTTAATATTTTCTGAAATCCAGTTAGCTCGATCTTGCTCAGATCTAAATATTACTAATTTTTTTTTAGTTTTTGCATCTTTAATAAAATTTTTTTTTCTTTTAAATTTACCTTGTGCTTCTAATGCTGCGTCTATTGCAGCTTGTTTTTTTATTGATTGCATTAACCAAATGTGAGTTGCATCTGGGTTTGGTCCAAGCATTTTAAGCATAGAAATATCTCTTGCCATGCCGTTAACGTGTTCCATCATAGTTTTAAAAGGATCCATAGAACCAAATCTAGTTTGATATGCCATCCAATCATCAGCGCTTTTAAATGCTAAAAACCTATGATCTAACCTTCTGTTAGATAATGATCTGCCAAAAGAATTATCTCCAGCTTTAAATGTTGCCATTCCTTCTGTTGAAATATTTTCATAAACATCATCTAATGCTTTACGAATAGTTTTGTCGTTAAAAGATAAACCAGATCTTTCATTAACCATTTTTTCTAAATCTAATTTAGGTAAAATATATTCAATCCAATCAGCTTTTGGCACTTTTCTAACTAATAAAGTGTCGTGTATTTGTGGTAATCCCCAATCTTTTCTTGATACAATTTTACCACCATAACGATTAAATTGTTTTCTTAAATGTTCTGCTGTTTTTTTCCAAGCCTCTGCTAAATGTTTAGCATTAATGTTTCCTGTATTTTCACCAAACAATTCTTTAATCATTAATTTAGAATTTGTTTTTTGATTTTTAGTTTGTATGCCACCCATTTTATATTTTAATTCATCTAAAACATTAACCATTAAAGAATGAGCTTTGCCTAACTCAATTTTAACCATTCCTTCAAGACTAATTTCTTTTGAAAAAAGATCATTAGCATAAATAGATCTTGCAGCTTCAGCATAATCTACTTCGCCATTTTTATTTCTATAATTATCTAATCTTAATTTTATTTTATCTGTTGCTTCTTTTTGTAATAAAGTTTTTCTTAATTTATCTGCGTATTCTAATTTAGTTTTTTCATACACTTCTTTAGCAGCCAATCTTTCACTTTCAGATTTATTTAAACCAGTTTTTTCTCTATGGTAAGCCTGTAGTTCGTCAAGTAATTCATTTTGTCTTTTAGCTTGCTCTTTAGTAATTTTACCTTCTTTAACGCCATTAATAATGCAATTTCTATAACTCATACACAATCCTTCAATCGTTCTAACATTTGTATATCTTGTAATTCTTCTTCAAAAAGTTCTTGACCAGTTTTTGTAACTGATGTTATTTGTTCTCCATCAGATTTTGTTGCAATAGGAATACCCTCTCCTAATTTAGATTTAGATATATTATCTCTTAAAACATTTGCTTGATTTCTAAAAGTTTTTTCATTAGGTACATCAAATTCTTTTAAATTATCTACATCGTCAGCTAATTTGCTAATATTTTTATTAAAAGCATTTGTTTCTGTTGCAATATTATTAATTTTTGAAGTTTTAACTGATGTTTCTATTGATTTTGTTTTTTTAATTTTTTCAACAAGATTATTAACTTTTGCAATAGTTGAATCATCTGTAAATAAAACTTTTTTTTGTAAAATTTTATTATTAATTTTAGCTTTAGTTTGAGGTAAAAGTAATTGTGTTCCATCTTCAATGCTTTTTAAAGTAGCATTTAATCTTTCTCTATGCTCTAATCTTGCTGGTGCAACATCTTCAAAAAGAGAATCTTTTTGTGGTAATTTATATTCTGTTA